CAATACGATTCTGTTAAGCCGTGACAAGATGGCAGAGGATGAGTATGCACGGAACAGCACACAAGTGCAGGTCGTCAAGTGTCGTCGCACAGGCATCACCGGCTCAGCAGGTTGGTTGTATTACAATGGATTAACTGGTAGACTAGAACGTGGAGAGAAGCCAGAAATTCATGAAGCAAACAACATTGAGGAATTTTAGTGCGGTTATTTTTCGACATTGAAACAAACGGTCTTAATCCGTCAGTCATCTGGTGCATATGTGCCATCAAAGGTGACGAGATGATTACGATTGAGATGCCAGACAAACAGACATGGGAGTGTCTAATGGAGGGCGTTACGGAGGTTATCGGACACAATATTATCCGTTATGACATTCCCGTTGTTGAGCGTTTGTTAGATGTGTCGATAGAGTGCAAAGTTACCGACACATTGGTCATGTCACGTTTATACAATCCCAACCTTGAAGGTGGTCACTCACTGGATGCTTGGGGACAACGCCTGAACTTTCCAAAAGGAGACTATCATGATTGGTCTGCGCTTACGCCAGAAATGGTGGAGTATTGCAAGCAAGACGTTAGCGTTACTCAACGACTATACGAGAAACTCAGTGGGCTTCTTAGTGAGTTTGGAGATAACAGCATTACTCTTGAGCACTCAGTACAGTGTGCAATTACAAAGCAAATCCAGAACGGTTGGCTCTTAGATGAGCGTAAGGCTACTGACTTAGTAGCAGAACTAAAGGAGAAACAATATGATCTTGAAGAAGCCGTACATGAAAAATTTCGTCCGTTACCTACCTTTGTCAAGGAGATTACTCCAAAGTACAAGAAAGAGGGTTCACTTTCGTCGGTGGGGCTCAAGTTCCTAGGCGACAACTGGACGCAAGTAGGCGGCCCCTTCTCTCGCATTGACTGGCCTGAGTTTAACCTAGGCTCACGACAGCAAATCGGGAGGTATCTTAGGCTGTTTGGTTGGAAGCCAGAGAAGTTTACGGAGACTGGTCAGGCTATTGTTGACGAGAAGACACTGGAGACTGTTACTGATATACCTGAGGCTCAGCTTATTGCGGAGTATCTCATGGTTGGTAAGAGGATCGCACAAGTCCAATCGTGGCTTGACGCAATCGAGGGTGACGGTCGAGTGCATGGACAAGTCAACGCCATCGGAGCAGTCACCGGACGTATGACGCACAGCAAACCTAACATGGCTCAAGTTCCGGCTGTAGGGGCTCCATATGGTTACGAGTGCCGTGCTTGTTGGATTGTACCAGAAGGTCACAAGCTAGTCGGTGTCGATGCGTCTGGGTTAGAGCTTAGGATGCTGGCCTCATTCATGAACGACAAGGAGTATACGAATGAAATCATCAACGGAGACATTCATACAACAAACCAAGTCAATGCAGGACTGTCTACACGAGCTCAGGCAAAGACATTTATATACGCTTTCCTCTACGGAGCCGGAGACGCCAAGATCGGTTCTATTGTGGATGGCAGTCAGAGGACTGGAGCGAGACTTAGACAACGCTTTCTCGACAATACTCCCGCACTTGCGGAACTTAGAGAACGAGTTGCAACAGCCGCCCAACGAGGCTACCTCAGAGGACTGGACGGACGATGCCTTCACATCAGAAGTGAACATTCTGCCTTGAATACATTGTTGCAGTCTGCCGGGGCAGTCGTCATGAAGAAAGCACTAACGATCTTCACAGAGTATGCTCCCAAGTGGAATCTGACGTACAAACTCTTGGGGTCAATCCACGATGAATACCAGATTGAGGCACCTGAGGATCAAGCTGACAAGGTTGGTTGGCTCATGGTTGAGTGCATCAAGGCGGCAGGTGTTGCCCTTGACCTCAAGTGTCCACTGGACGGTGAATATAAAGTTGGAAATAATTGGGCAGAGACCCATTGATGTGTTATACTGTTAGTATAGTAAGGAGAGTAGAATGGCTAGACAAATTTATACAGTAGAAGACTTTGAGGAGCGTTTATCAGAGCTCACGATTGGCACTGAGAGCGTACAAGATATCATGGAGTTTGTCCGTATGATAGATAAGCGATACGAGTGGCAGTCTAAGCGTTGCAATATAGCGGCTAATCTTCTAGGGCATAATGTAATTAATGAATGTATGATGGAAGAAGATAATGTCTAAATCAATTCAAACGCTCGTAGACGATATCTACGCACTCATGGAGAACCGCAATACTCCAAAAGACGTAGACGTTGATGCGGAGATTGAACGCTTTGGTGAGGCCATGAAGAGCCTCATGAAGAAAGAGTTCAAGCCGTCCATGCGTGATGGACGCAAGCTCCGCTTGTCTGCCATTGGTAAAGATGATCGTCAGCTTTGGTACTCTGCGAACAAATATTCGCAAGAGAAGATGAAGCCTAACAACTACATCAAGTTTATGTACGGGCATATGATTGAAGAACTGATTTTGTTCTTGACTCGTATGGCAGGACATACCGTAGCAGATGAACAGAAACTCTGTGAGGTCGAGGGTGTCAAGGGTTCAATGGACGCCCGTATTGATGGCCGACTGGTGGACGTGAAGTCAACTTCAACCTATGGCTTCAAGAAGTTCAAGGACGCTACACTTGCCTTTGATGATCCCTTTGGCTATGTGGCTCAGTTAAAAGCCTACGCTCACTCTGAGGGTGACACTAAGTACGGGTGGATTGCGATTGACAAGCAGAACGGACACCTGTGTTACCTTGAGTATGATGAGGAAGACACACAGGCTCCTGTGCACTCTGTGATTAGTTATGATATCGCTGAGCGAGTACGCCATGTAAAAAAGGTGGTGGAGCTTCCAGAACCTCCGTCCTTCTGTCACGAGCCCGTGGACGATGGGAAATCTGGAAACAAAAAGCTCGCTACGGGTTGCTCGTATTGCAGTTACAAGCTCCATTGTTACCCCACCTTAAGAGGATTTATTTATTCTACTGGTGTAAGGTTTTTAACAGAGGTGGCTAACGAGCCTAAAGTTCCTGAGATTACTTTGGATAAACCGTGATAGACGACCTGTTCCCGGAGCTAGAGATTCCAGACGTTATTGATGGGCGTGTATGCAACAAGTGCAATATCAAGAAATCAATAGAAGCCTTTAGCTACCATAGCGGGTCAAACTACTTCCGCCCTGAGTGTAAGCAGTGTAATAATGAGCTTGCAAAAATCAGAGCAGAGTTAAAAAAAGTTCACGGAACTGCCCCGAAAGGATACTCTTGCCCGATCTGTAATTTATTTACAGAACAGGTTGAAGGAAAAGGGGGTCGAGCGGGGGCTTGGGTGTTAGACCATTGTCACGAAACAAACACGTTTAGGGGGTGGTTATGCCATACTTGTAATCGTGCCATAGGTTGTTTCGGTGATGATATAGAACGGCTTGAGAAAGCCATAGCGTACTTAAGGAGTCATCATGCCACAGAAGAAGGGTAAACCCCCAAAGGGATACGATAGTTGGTTTGAGTATGAGTTGCACCAAGGTGTGCTCAAGCAGTGTCAGTATCACACAGGTCTGGTTCACTACACACAGGAGAAAGTATACGAGCCTGACTTTATCGTAGGAGACTTCCTGATAGAGGCCAAGGGCCGCTTCAGGGACTCTGAAGAAGCACGAAAGTATGTAGACATACGAAAGAGTTTAATATTTGAAGAGTTAGTGTTTGTGTTTTACCACCCAGACACACCAATGCCAAGAGCGAGGAGACGTAAAGATGGGACTAAATTCACGATGGCTGAATGGGCTGACAAGAATGGGTTTAGGTACTACACTGTCGAGACCATTACTGACCTTCTTAAGGAAGCGGAAGTATGCTAACATTTACCGACGTGTGTGACCGATTAAAGCAACAGGACGAGATCAGTGTACTTGAGGTGCTTGAGATCACCTCAGAGGAACTGGTAGATCGTTTTAACGACAAAGTAGAAGCTAAAATAGATTACTTTATGGAGGACTTAGAAGATGAGTCGTAGATTTGATAGTGTCTTTGAAGATGAAGATGACAAAGCATACATGACGTTTGAGT